TTGTATTAATATTAATTGGATACGGAGATACTCCACTATGAGGACCATTATTTAATCTTATATTATAAGAACCACCTGGATCACCAGAACTCCATGCACCAAATTCTAATAAATATTCTTTACCGTCAATAGTTTTAACAAAGTCAGGTTCATACGTATGTTCAACTGTGTAAGAAACTTTATCTGTATGATGTTTCCATTCCTGTAAAATAGTACTGTGTAAAGTATGCTCCCATTTAGAATCATATCCTTTAGGTACGTTTTTTTCTTTAGGTCTTACTACCCTAGGCTTTCTATATCCGACCATGTAATATCCTTTATGTTTTTTGTAGGTATAATTTTTTTAATTTTTTTCTGAAACCACCTTGGTGTGTATGAGGAAACCATTAATTTTTTATTAACAAAAATATGTGTTTGTTCAGGTAAATATTTTTTATAATTATTTACTGTAAGTTTTTTTTGTTCTTCTTCTACTAACATAGTTTGTAACCAAGCGACAACTAACTCTTCAGATTTCTTTTTTATTTGTTTTGATTTTCTTCTATTCATATTTACTTGAGTCGTAATTTTTTACGAGCTTCCAATAATTTAATATATTATTAAACATACCTAAATGTTTTTCATGTGATTCGTCATCCCATATATGACAAGATATTAAGTCTGTATTTTTTCTATCAACAAAGATAGAAACTCTCTGTGGATTATCAAAGCCACAGCCCTGTGCATAAGCAGACAACTGCATACCATGCTCATCATACACTAATTTAGCAGGGTCTTTACCTTCTAAGTTATCTTTAGTTTTAAAGTCAACAAAGATTCCAGACTTAGAATATAAATCTATCTTACCACCATACCCTGTGTCAGCACAAAAAGAATCTTCTGCTATCCACTCTTCATCAGGATAGTTTTCATCTAACCAAGCTTGTATAATTTCATAAGTTGTATTAGTTTCTTCTCCTAAGAATCCTCTTTCAATCATGGCATGAATCTTAGTACCTTCTTTAGCAGCGTTAATTCCTATACTTTTAGAATCAAACTTACATCTAGCAGAAAAGTCTTCTATAGATTCATTGTCTTTTTTTTCTAAAGTAATAGCAGATTTAAGTGCTTGGTCTATCTTCCAGTTTTCTAAAGAAGGTTTAGCTATCATGCCTAGTATAGTAGTAACAGAAGGAACTAAGTTTTCTTTCTTGGCATCCCTGAGATTTGTGTTCCTCTCTTTACCATTAGCACCTATGATAGTATACATTGGCTCACCCTCTTGGGTATACCAATGCCCTGACTCAGATGTAAATTTATTATAATTATCTTTAGGTTTTTCTTTTATTAAATACTCTTCATTATTTTTCATTTGTTTCTGCTTCCTTGAATGCTTTAATTACATCCGATGAGAATAGTTTTTGTAAGTTGACTAAGAACATTCTACTTGCTTTATGGTCTCCACCACTTACAGTTTTAAATGTATCTAATTTATCTACAATTGTTTTAAGTACATCAGTTTTAAATACTAAGGTACAGAACTCATTGTCTCCTACACATAGGTTATGAAACCAGTAGTCAGCTTCAGTTGCTTTAATACCTGAAGGCTTACCCCATGATTCATATTCTATACATATGTTTCCTGTTTTCTGCCACATATCTTTCTCTGATTTTACTTCTATCTTTTTATCTGTAAGCATGTCTGCTATTTTTTCTTCTCTTATTGTACCATAAGCTAAGTCAATGTCAAATTTCTTTCTGTTTTCTTTAGTGGGTTTCATACCAACTGTCTCCTATTTTATATTCGCCTGTTAAAGGACAACGCATGTTATAGTATTGTCCCGCCTTTTCTATCGCTTCTACTCCAAGTCTACCTACAAAGTCTGCTTGACTTTCAAGTACTTGAATCTGCCATTCATCGTGAATGTTAGCTACAAAGATTGCATCTAAACTGTTAAGCCTTATGTTATCTTCTAGAATAACCAATGCTTTCTTCATAGCTATTGCACCACCACCTTGCAGTAAGGTGTTTAAGGCTGCATGTTTATGCCTTAATAAAATCTTACGACCGTCTAACCCTTTGAGATATCCCTTGTCAGAAGCTCTGTCAACTCGTTCCTTAAGAGTTCTAAGTGTTGGTAGACCAGTAAGAAAGCGTTCTCGCAATCTCTTACCATCGTTTCTGTTTCCCTTAATGACGCTTCCAATTTTTTCATCTCCTGCTCCGTAAATGAGTGCATAGATGAAAGTTTTTGCCTCGTCTCTTGATTTAAGTCCAGCAAATTGTTGGTTAGCTGTGTGAATATCTCCGTTGATAATTTCATTTATGTAATCCTCGTCAGCCATATAGTGTGCTAACAGTCTAAGTTCTAATCCACTTGCATCTATACCTACAAGTTTGTATCCTTCCGGAACAGTCCAGCATTGTCTACACTCTTTACCATAAGGACTATAGACAGCAGGTACTTGAGCCATGTTAGGACTTCTGTGTGCCATACGACCAGTGATAGCACCAGTGCAAATGACTGACCCATGTACTCTATTACTTTTTTTATCTACTGAATCTATCCAAGAGTGTACTTGTGCTAATCTTTTTTGATACAAAAGAAAGTCTGCTATAAGCTGTGCTTCTTTTATGTGAGTAATCTTTTTAAGTGTTGATTCATCTACAATAGCTTGACCAGTTGGTGTAAATTTCTTAGGCTTCCAACCAAGTTCTTGAAGTCTTTGTCCTATTTGTTTTCTAGAACCTAGATTAAACTCTTGTAAAGTTTTTCTCATGAAAGGTTTTCTTTCAAGCGTACCCTCTATTATATCATTGTACTCTTGTTCTGTCAATCCCTGCTTAGAAAGTTTACCATCTTTTTTTAATTTAGGTGTTATAATTTTATCGTCAACCCAAATTGGTTTGAATGTTTCATGTACTTTATCTTCTGTTTCTTTTAGTTTAAAACTTAACTCCGAAGTTAAAGACATTCCTTTCTCATCATCAAATAAGAATCCATTTTGTTTTTGTTGTTCAAGTATATGTGTAACTTTATGTTCTAACTTTATGCATTCTTTTGAAAAACCTAACGCTTCTTTTTGTAAGACATGAAATAATTTATAGTTTATTTCTACATCTCTCTCACAATAAGATAACATTTCTTTTGTAAAGGCTGACCATTCAGGAGAGTCTTTTTTAGGTAGTCCTATTTTATATCCCCACTTAGCTATACTATGTCCACCCTCTCTTGTAGGATTGAGTAGTCTAGACAATACAAGAGTATCTATAATTTTATCTGAATGATATAAGTCTACACCAGTAAGCTTTTTAATTACAGGTATATCATAACCTAGTATGTTATGTCCTATAAGCCTGTCTGCTTTTTGTAAGAACTTGATACCTTCTTGTAAGGTGTCTTCGTAGAAGTGATGAAACTTACCATGTTCATCTTGTGCTACGAGACACCATATAACTGAAGGGTCTAGTCCATCTGTTTCTATGTCAAATACTAATTGCATATTTGTCTCCTATTAAAATGGTATGATATCTTCTTCTTTAGAGTTAAGCATTTCTAAATCTTCATACTCTGATAACCTACCTGTTTCTTTATCATATACAAGTGATGTAGCATTACCTACATCTCCTGTATATCTTGACTTGAGTACACGAAGCTTTGTTGTTCTTGCTTCCAGTTCATTGTCTGATTGTTGATTTCTTTCTAATGCTATCACACAATCACTAAGTTGTCCAATACTATTTGAACCTCTTAGATGTGAGAGAGAAACTTCAATACCATTCTCATGTCCTTTGTTACCATCAACTCTTCTTAGATGTGATACAAGTATTAATCCTGCACCAGTTTCTTCTACCAAACTTCTAAGCCTAGTCATAATAGAATCGATGGCACGTCTCTCATCTCCTTCATGCACTGCACTTACTAGCATGTGTAGGTGGTCAACAATTACCCACTTACAGTCACATCCTACAATAAGATATCTAAGCTTGGCAAAGATATCATCTATCTCATTTGTACCGAAGTGAGCATGGATAAATACCCTGTCATCATCAAATATTTTATCAAACATTTGCATGATAGTATCCTTCTCAAACTTCTCTCTTTCTTGGTCAACATATAATCTAGCGTTGGCTTCGATAGAAAGGATGCCATCAACTGTTCTTTTCCAGTCTTCTTCTAAGGCAATCACACCTACATTATCTTGTGTTTGATTGATGAGCCAGTGTTCTAGTTCTCTAGTGACTGAAGACTTACCTAAACCTGTACCACCTGTAAGTGTTACAAGTTCTCCTTGCCTAAGTCCATATAGTTTTTTATTCAGTCCTTCCCAAGGATAAGGTATGCTTTCTTTTTTCTTCCTGTCCATGTAAGATTTTTTCTTATCGGATACTTGTATGATACCGCTTGGTGTGTACACTTTAGCATCCCAAAATGCTCTAGTAAACTCTGCATGTTTGCCTTGCTTAAGCATGTCGTTTGCATCTTTGTACCCATTAGGAAGAGTTACTATCTTAGCTTTTCCGGGCTTGATAATACTTGCAACTTCTTGAGAAGCTTTGATACCTGCTTTGTCTTTGTCAAAACAAATAACAACATTATCAAAACTTTCTACGTATTCAAGGCTTTCTTTAATATCTTTAACTGCTGAAGCACAACCACGTTTGATAGAGACAACAGCCCATTTACTACCTAGTAGTTCATACCCTGCCATAGCATCACATTCTCCTTCTGTGATTGTAAGATATTTACCTCCTTCTTTGAATAAGTTTTGTCCAAATAATCCAGTGCCTTGTAAAGAACCATTGAAAGAAAATCTTTTATCTTTCACATACCTAGTCTTTGTAGCACACTGCTCATTGTTTATGTAGAAAGGATATAAATGTTGAGCAAGTTGTCCACCTGAATCATATATAACTTTTACTCCATACTTTTCTGCTGTTTCTTTTGAAATATTTCTGTCAATTAACTTACCAAATATACCTCCATGTACATTTGAGTTTACATTTTCTTTCTTATAATTTTCCATTGCTGTTACGTTACCCTCATAGTTTGAATAAAAATGATTACAACTAAAGCATTTAGCCGAGCCATCTTTGTTTACTGATACTGCATCACTACTGTCACATTTTTTACATGGCAAGTGATATTTTACAAATGTATTTTGCATTGTTACCCTCGTTAATATTTAAAAGTGAGAGGCTAAACAGATAGCTTAACCTCTCGTTTGGAGATACGAATTAGTCTTCAGAATCTGTTGTTTCTTCTACGACTTCTTCTTCTTCAGACTCTACTACTACTGCTTCAGGATTATCCTTTAAGAGGGTTTCAAGATTACCCCTATGTGCAGAACTCGCAAAGTTTAAAGCTTCTAAAAGAACTTCTAACTGCCCTACCTTGTTAATGGTAATACGAGCATTGTTCTGTAGTTCTTCGTTTTCTATTTTGTTTACATCATAAGATGTAACACCTTCATCATTCTTAATACTTATTATCATATTAAAATTCCTCGCCATCCCCATAAGGGTCTAGCTCTGCTCCATCCTGAGCCTTAAGAGGAATTAAATCTAAGACCTGCATAGCCTGAAAATCTAAACCTTTAAAGGCTCCGAATTTATTTTCAGTTTCCCATTCATTGTACTGAACTTTAACAGTTGAGCCATGACCTATGACAACATCTATAGGATTCTTTTCCTTGTCAAAAAGTTTAGGTGCCTGTCTGACCATGCCATTCGGACCATTGACTTTTCTCTTTATTGTTAAGGCTCTACCTACAGGTGTCTGCCCACCACTATCATCCTTTATGGATAATTCTTTTATCCTGAAGCCACGAGCCTCAAAATCATTTGCAACATCCTCACTCACTACTAAATCAACTGTATACACAGGCTCAAACGTAGTGTTTGGTGTTGTTACTGAAGCCCAGTAGGCTTTCCCTTCTAATACTGCCATATAAATACCTCCTTTGGTTTGGCGTCTAACTTGGGGTATTATACCCTAAGTTGTTATTAATGTCAAGCATTATATCATTTAATGTATAAATACTTTCATCACAAAGTCTTACATGGTAGTCCTCATCAGACCATCGTACCTCATAAGATATTTTGTTTTCATAAAGTTCTTGATTATTTTTTTGTATCCAGTTTTCAAACTCTCTATACTGGTCTTTGTTTAATTTCATTGTGTTTCCTCTAAGTCTGCATAGTCTCCAGTCAATACACCTAATCCACCAGTAGCTGATTGTTCTTGTGTATTAATAGAAGTTCTTAAAGATTTATGAGTCATCTTTAATAGTTCAATGTCTCTTTCAATCTTCATAGAAGTCTCTTCTAAAGAGATTATCTTTCTATTAATACTATCTATATCTTTATCGTTGTTTAGTATATCATCATTGAGTACAACAACACTAGCATACATTGTTATACCTACTACTATTACTAGTACTAATTTAATTAAAAACAAATTTATTTTATTTACCATTCTGTTACATCCTTTTTTCTTTTATCATTATATTTTACAACACGCCTACCACTTGCATAACCTGTGATTTCACGATTCCATTTAGAGTCTTTAAAAGTTACTTCAATAAAACTAATATCTTTATCAAGTTGTTCTTCTTTTAGTTTTTCTTTTTGTTCTTCTACTACATCTTTGTATTGTGTCATAGTGCTATAAACTCCATATATGGTTCTTCTTTGTGTCCTTCAGGTAGCCATTGTACCATATCTTCTACCTCTTGTAAAGTTAAAGTTGTAGCTGTGCTTTCTCCTTCATCATCATGGCTTAACAATAAAGCTTTACCTCCATAGTTACCTCCTTTGATACTAAAGAATCTTTGATTGTTTACAAGTAATCCTTCATCATCTAAATACATATCATCTTCATTATCTAAACTAACACAGTCAAAAGTTCTACAGTCTATAAAGTCATAGATTTCTCTGAAGTTTCCTGTGTATACTACTTCTTTTATTGTTGTATCAAATGGGTTTATTAGTATTGCTTTCATATCAGTCTTGCTCCTTGGTTGTCGGTTTAATATCTTCATCATCTGTCAAGACTTCTAAGTGACTGTTCAACCAATCCTTATCAATACCCTGACTAATTAATTTATCTTTTAATAATTTTTCTATGTCTGTCATTTCTCTACCTCTACTTCTGATGCTGAATAAGCATACACTTGTATGTCATCACAGAAATCAGGTCTTTCAGCATACTCTGCTATGTTAAAAGCTTCTTCTTTAGAATCTGCTTCTACTGTTACTGTGTAATATTTTTTTACTTCAACTCCTACATCATATGTTTTCTTCATTTCGATACCTCCATGGTATGTTGGTTATAATAAATACTTTCAGCTATGAAGCCTAGTATTTCTTCTCTATCATCATCTGCATGTAGTTCATACAGATAACAAATCTCATCTATATCTTCTGTTAATAACAGTTTAGCATCATCTTCTAAGACCTGCTCATATATTTGTTCTAGTGTTCGTTCGTTGTGTGTGTTACTCATCAGTTCAATCCCTCCACTTTGCCCCAGTTCTCATCAAGGATAAGTACTTCTTCAAAGTTATGTTTATAATCT